ATACTCATTTGGATCTCTGCCGCCTTCGGCTAGTAAAACATCCGAGTATACTAAACCTCTACCTGCATCGTACCAAGTTTCAATATTATCATAAGTAAATCCATCGCCATCAGATATTTCACTTTCCCAATCAACTGCTGGACGATCATCGCTGTTATATGTTTTGATTAACCAATAGCCGCCAACTTGTTCACTTGTTGTATAAGTTGATTCCAGAGTATATAATCCAACAAAGTCTTCGTCATCAATAAACAATTCACCTGAGATATCAAATACACCGTTTGTATCTTTTACATATATAACAGCACTATCTTCGCTAGTGTCAACATAAACAACTTCGGCGCGGCCTGTATTAGTTGTTACAAATTCGCCGACTGCCGGTAATGCTATAAAAGTATCAACATACACAATGTAGTCAACTTTGAAAATAATTTCGTGACCTTGGGTTCTTCCGAGCCACGAAGGTGTAATTCCTGTTAGGTTGTTATCAAAAGGATAATAGTCGTCTAGTGTTGGATTAGCATAACTTCTTAAGTTCCAATCTAAGAAAATTTGATCTCCAGGAGTATCAGCAGCAAAATCTCTTGCTTTTGTTCCAAGATACATATCAAGCGGAGCTCTAACTAAAAGATGGTCAACAACATTATTAGGTAATCCTGGATTACCTGCAACTAATAACACGCTGTTTGTTGAGTCAGTATCTTCAAACGCAACTAATGACTGATAAGAGTCAAATGTTGTGAATGATTGGCTTCCGGTTTGTGGATTAATTGTTCTTAGAGCTTGCCAGATGCTCTCTCTGTATTTTACAACATCTCCTTTAGTATACTGTAATGTTGGATCAAAGTCGCCTTTATATCTTGTTTTAACACCAGATGCTCTTGGCATACCAACAACAATATATTCACCGTCAGGTGATATATCTACACTATGTCCAAATCTTGTATTATTAACATCAAGTAGTGTTGAATCAACAAATTGTATCTGTTGTTTAACAACATAGTTGCTATTTTCTCTAGGTCTTACATAAACATTAATTTTTCCATTTTCGTCATTTGGTGATGCTACAACTAGCACTCTGTTATTAGCACTAACAGCAATATTTTTTCCAAATTCGTGATTAGTTCCGTCATACTCGCTTGGATTTGACATTACTTGTCTTTGAGAAAAGACAGGATTATTTTCAACAACGTTCCAAACACCGTTAGAGTAATTGTCTACCCAAAACTTTTGTCCGTCGTATTGCTTTTCTTGAACTAAATCATTTAATGTTGCTAAATTAGAAACTCTAACTTTTCTTAGTTTAACTAGTGAAAAGTTTTGGTCTTCAAAGTTAATTGCATCTTCACCCGAATTAAATTGTATTTTATTAAGTGTAGCATCGTATACTTCATATATTCCGCTTATGTTAAATCGAAACGCATTTAATATGCCAAAATATTCTTTCTCTTCAATTCTTGCATTTGTCCACTGATCTAGTGTTAATTCTGACAAGGGTTCTCCCTTATCAGTAAAAACTCCTGTTTCTTTTACAAAGTCAGTTGCCTTAATGTCTGTATCAATAATTTGGTAAACTGTCCAGTCGTCTGCACCTGTTTCTACTAACCAAATATAAGATCCTAACTCAACTTGATTTATATCTGCGCCAAATAATTCTTGTTTATCATAACTTACAAAAGTAACATCATTTTCGTTTACATACCCGCCTGTTTTTAAATATTCATTTATTGAAGATTTTACCGGCAATGCAGAAGTATGCACATACCCTTGTGGTTTATCATAAACTTCAGAAGGATATATTCTATAAATTTTATCAAATTCTGCCGGACGAGAATTTGCAAGTTCAAAAATCTGCGGAGACTCTTCTAACTTAGAATCGGTTAACTTATATTCTATTTGTTTTTCATTCTCAGTAGAACCATATCTACCAACTTGAACTGCCCATTCTTCAAACAATTCAACCTTTTCTTCTGTATTTCCTGCTAACGAATCAAAAAGTTTTTTAACAGAGTTTGCTGTTCCTTTGTCTTGAATAAATCCATTATAAAACTTAAACTGACTAACATCATCATTGATAATATTTGCTAGATATTGACGTTTTTGATATCCGACTAAGTGCTGTGCCAACTCTTGTTGTGATTCGTCAAACCCGACACTGTCGAGATCATAAAAATCCATAAATTGATTAATTCTATAATCAAAGTTTGTTAACAATTTCTTCTCTGGTTCTTCGCTTAGTCTATACCAAACAGTGTTATCAAATATATTTGATCCTATGATATTAGTAGTAGCAACATAATAATATTGTCTATATTTTACTAAGTCGCCAATTTGATAATCTTTGTATTCTGTCCATGTTGAATAACGTGCATCATCAAATACAAACCCAGGAACATTAAATCCACCTTGCCAATCTGCTGTTCTATAAGCATTAACTTTTAAGCGTTCTTGTCTATATCCTGATGATGGCTGATATAAAATGTCGTTAAAAACAGTTTTATTATCAAAAATTACAACATGCTCTTTTTGTACAGTAGGAAGTGCAACATGATATAAACCGTGATCTGTTCCGATTGTTTCTATTCCAAAACTATTTTGGTCTCTTAAAATGCTTCTAGTATCTGCTTCAAGCGGCGAACCGTTTTCGTCAAATACAGAATATCCATAGAAAGGATCTGATAGATCATCGACTACATTATAGTCTTTGTCAAAGTACAACCTATTTGCTGAAGCACTTATTGAAAGAACAGTCCCAGAAGCCCAACCTTGGGTGGTCCAGAACAAAAATTCTTTTGCAGAATCTGACCAATCGTCAATTTGGCGACCGTCTACTGTATAGTTGAATTCAAATCCTAAGTCTTTTAGTCTTTCTGCGTAACCTAATATAAAAGTAACTACTTCTTGACTTGAAGAAAATCTATGTCCGTATGGAATTCTATAAACAGTTTTGCCAAAGTTTTTATTAAACTCTGCTGTCTTGCCGCCAACAATTGGTAGAGATCCTAGTAGTGCAAGATTTTCTGTATCAAATTGTTGTCCTGATGTAAAACTTTGTTTTACTCTGTAATAGCGTCCATTATTTTCAACAACTTGTCCTTTTATATAAGGTTTTTCTTCTTCCCATTGTGTTGTTACTTCAGATATTCCTCCAACCGTAATGTTTGTTTTTTTACTTCCTGCACTAGGAATATAATACTCAAAGTACGGATTAGATTTACTATATCCTCTTATAACAAATCCATTAGCCAATTTTTCAATAATAAGTCCTGAATAAGTTACTAGATCTGTAGGAGAACTTGTGTTTAAAAATACATCATAATTTTCTTGTGGTACAAAAACACTATCTTGGCTTTGATCTTCAACAATACTTCTGCTGTCTAGTATAACACTTAGTTTTTGTTTATCAGTAAATCCGCCAATTTTTACCCCTAGTCTATTAGTTACAGATTTTAATTCATTTTTGTAATCTTCATAAACAGTTAACACATTACTTGAAATTAAATTTGAAATATAATTTACAAGGCCTGCTGTCATTATACGCTGATTTGAATCGACTGTGTTAGGAAGTAAAATTTGATCTAGTTCGATTGTTTTACTTGTCGCATCGTAGATATACTGATTAGCAAAGTTTTTCTGTGTTCTGCTAATATCAAAAGCCAAACCAATTGTTTCTGCAGGTTTATTAAGAACCATCGTTGTTAGTAATGCAAACGGATATTCAGAACTTCTGCGCCATGCGTTTTCTACTGGTGCCCAATCGCCAAATGCAAAATTATCTGAGGTTGGACGTAGTATAAAATTATCAAGTAAATTACAACGTAGCGGACTAATCAAATTTCCGTCAGAATCTACAGGAATTTTTGATGTCAATCCTGGACGTTCATAACGAGTATCGTACCTTACATTTCCAGGTTCTGCAATTTTACCTTGTTCTAAATCTTCCCAAATTAATAAGTTGTCACCTGTATATGGTGCTGGACCATAAACTTCGTTCCACCACTTTGGTTTGATTCTAAATCCGAGCATTTCCCACGGACATGTATGCGGACGATCAGTATCAAAGAGTTGCATGAAAATTCCTCTCCAAAAACCTGGAATAGAATTTCCTTGGAATGAATTCATAGCAGAATAGTTAAATGTAAATTCATCCTGTCTTAAATAAAAATAATGATCAGTATAATCATTGTTTAAGAAAGTAAGCCAATCAGAGAAAGTTCTAAGAAGTGTTGTGTTAATTTCTTCTCTAGTAAATTCACTATCTCTAAACTCGCCGCCGACAAATTTGTCTACATCTAATTTAGTAGAGTCGTACTCTATCTTAATATTATTAAAAATTCTTTTTTCTAATTCTAAAAGAAGTTTATCTCTATAATCATTATAGCATCTAACATAACTACCGTCGTGGCCTCTAATCATCGGAACGCCAAACGGATAAGGATCATATAATGCGCTATCAATAGTTGCATGATTAAATGCAGTGTTAGGCATATACAATACCAAGTTCGATCCTTTGAACATATGCTTGTGTGCTACACCTGTACCACCTTCATCTATATCTTTCTGCTGTGCCGATGCTATATCAGTATACAAAGGATAGAACCAACCAATTTGGTTTTCACCTCTAAAACCTTTTTCAGATTGTGCGTAAATTTTATAAGGAGTTCCATCTTCCGGAAACTCGCCTTGCTCTGGTCTGTAAGTGTCATCATAAACTAATTCAGGTTCAAATTTTGGATATAGTCCTAATTTAGTCGGAGTCGGCGGAATATAACTACCATCAGTTGAATTATATTCGTATACAGTTATTGTGTCACCTTCTTCGACAAAGTCTGCAAACACATACACAAACCCAGGATTGCTAAAATCATAATCTCTACCATAAACTAATTGTTCGCCGTTTAGGTAAACATTAACAGATTTATTTGTTAATGTTGAAAGATTAAAATCTTCTGATAATGCATAATAACGTCCTCTTGCATCAAAAACTTCGTACACAATAGTATTGCTTGATTGATAAGCAAGAACATCACTAAAATAATAAGGTTCTGTTTTTACTTTGTCTTTGTTTAAATCTTTTAAAATAGCATCTACATGTTGTTTAGTCTCAGTGTCGACACCTAGTTTAGTTGATGCATCAACAAAATTTCTTTTAAATCTTGCATATTCTCGTCTGCTATGATCTAGAGCTTTTACAAGATTGTAGCCTTTGTTTGTAACGTGATAACTTGAAAGATTTATAGGACCACTATGCTTAACAAATCTTTTACCAAATCTGTCAATGTCTCCTAAGTCTCTTAAATTACTAATTCCTGGATACGTTCCAGTAAATTCTCTAAGATCTTCAACCATAGTGTCAACATGATCTATTACTTCACCAAGAGTAAATTCTGAAAAATCAGCATTGGCCGGATTTCTTTCTAAATTAATTGGAAAATCGTACCAACCGTTATTGTTTTTCTTTGCAGAAGATTTTGTTTTTATTAAAACAACATCATTTTCTTCAAGTTCTTGATCAAATACTATGTATAATTTTTTGTTAGTTCTATCAAGTGTATAATCTTTTCTAATTTTGTTATTAACAAAAACATTAATTACGATATCACTTAACGTACCTGCATTGTTATAAACATCAACTTGGAATGTTTGTTGATCAGCGTCTTCTGTAACAATGTACTGACGTAAAACTTTTTGTACACTTTTTGCTGGATTATTTGTGTAGCCGTTAACCCAAGAATAGTTTGTTAAATCCTTATACTTTTTTAAGAATCCTGGATTTATAGATTTCTTATAATAATCTGTATCTTGTTCATAACTAAACGAATCTGTTAACAAATTAAATTCAAAAAGAATATCTCCGCTGTTATTGATATTTCTGTAACTTAGTGGAAATCCTAGTTCAGAATCATTTGATCCTGTTCCTTTTTTATAACTGAAAAGTTTTGTTCCTCTAAACGTATTTGCTGCATATTGATCAGTATCACCAAAACTTTTCTTATCAATTCCAAAGACATCAAAAAACGGCTCTTGGTTTGTTGTAGTTTTTTCTTGTCCTAGTTTCCAAACTTCGCCGTTGTAGTAATAACTTTTACCAGCATTTTTTCTTCCTTTGGTGACAAGCACTGTTTCTAATCTTTGAGGAGTTGTGTCTTCTGCTTCTACTAAACTAATTTGTCTGTTATTACCAATTCGAATAAATTTTACAATATAGACTTTTCCGTTTACAAGATTATCAGTATCTGCTGTAAAAATAACTCGCATATTATCGGCAAGATCGATACCATCTATTTTATAACCTATTTGGCCTTCAACATAAGAAAATGCATCGACAGTTACAGTATCAATTAGATCAATGTCTGTTTTAGCAGCACTACCATAATTGTATAATTTAAGTCCTGCTTCAAATTCAATAATTGGACGTTTGGCTCTAAAAGACTCGTTTGTGTCATTTGTTGTATTGTTGTATTCTGCACTTTTTTCAATTACAGATTTATGGAACCATTTATTATACCGACTCCAAGGATTTCTGTCTGTGCTTGCACGGTTTATAACAATATAATCTTTTGTACCGGCGTAACTATTTGCGTTACTGAATGGTAACGTGTCAAACTTATCATCATCATAAGGAACAAAAACGTCTTCAGAATATTGTGCTGGAATTATTAAATCAGTTTCATTTACTAATTTAATTTTTTCTCCTACACCTTCAACGTACCATTGTCCTGAAGAATATATCTCTGGTTCAACATCGCCTTGGAATCTTATTTTTAAACCATTAGTAAATTCTACACCATTTGCACTAGTGTATGTCTTTTTACCAATAATATCATTAGCAACATTTAAAAATGTGTTTTCTTCTATGTTAGCAATTCTAACATAACCACTTGTATCAATATCATTTTTAGAAATATAATATAATCTATCAGGAGCATTTTCAGGAATTGAAAACTCAATTGTTCCTTTTTCTATGTATACAAGAGATATTGGATTTCCATCTTCGTCGTATTTTGTTATTCCATCAGAGTATAGTGTGCTTACATTTTCGTCTTCTTCAAAACTAACACTACCTGCACTAGGCAAAACAATAAAATCACCTAAGTCATAATTTGCATCTTCTTCATCGTATAGTGTACCATCAAATACACCAGGTGCTCTAATTCCTTCATTGCCAGCAACTAATATTGCAGATCCTGGAGTAAAAGTTCTACTAATCGAAAATGCTATTGGATCACCAGGAACATCAATTTCAAAACGATAAGTTTGTCCTCTATATAATTGTAATGTAGGATTTTTTTCTAATCCGTCGTTGAAGATATATGATTTGTTATCATCATCTTCTGCTAGAGTTACTGTATATGTGCTTTTAACTTCTCTGGCTTGTCCTCTAACAGGAACCGTTTGCGGACCGTTAGGTAACCAGTAATATTCACGAAAATTTACAAACTTATCCCAGTCAATATTTGGATTCCATGAATAAAATTCTTGACTGTTTAGGCGACTATGATCTCTTGTGTCTGCTCCAAACACCTTAAGTTGATTTACATAATCATTATAATCTTTGTAAAATGTTGTATTTTCAAATTCATCTTGAACAACAACAGCAGGTTCAAGTTGATAGTTTAATCTATCTGCAGAAACATCGCCAACATAGTTATCAGAAGGCACAAATGCTTTTGCAGTCTTTCTACCAAAATATCCTTGAATCTTTTCTGCTTCACCTGGCTGTATTAATTGGTCAAAAGTTGCTTGTAAGAACTTTTTGTTTGCATTAGTTCTAAAAAACTTTGGCAGGAAATCGCTACTTGTAACTTTCCCGTTTTGGTTGGATTCATTGTTATCGTTGAATGCCATTAGTAACTATAGCCTCCATTGCTAGATGACGTACTACTTGTACTAGACGTGCTAGTTGAAGTAGTTGAAGTAGTCGAACTTGATGTGTACGTTGTATTATTACTTACACTACTTTGAATTGCAGTATAATTTGTGTCATCAGTTGTTTGTATTACATCACCTGATGCTTGTAATGCTGCTGCTGTAATCTCATCAATGAATTCAATGTCGCTGACTGTTGCGCCACTAATTAAAATTTCATCGGGTTCTGATTTAATTTGGAACAAACTACCAAATGATTGAGATACTTGCTTTGGTACCATTAAGAAACTTACTAATTTTGGACTTAGTTGCGAAATTACATATGCACTTAGTTCCTGGAAGTAAAAAGTTTCTCCAAAGTCCCAATTTTCAAGTGCAAAAAATCTATCTATAGAACTAATAATATCTGCCTTCAATTCGTTATTGTTTACAACAAGATTAGAATTTTTAACTATTTTAAATGATACTTGTAAATCTGGCACTGCCTTTGCTCCAAACAGAATTTTATAACGTGTTGGATGATAAATTACTTCATCACTTATAGATTTAATATTATTAATTTTTGCTCCATATTCTCTGTACAACTCGTCGTTGCTTGGCGGCAATGGTTTTAGTCCTGAGTCGGCTTTTAACCATCTTCTAAGGCTTGTATCATAACTTTTAGTTAAAACAAAAGTATCAATAATATTACTTACAGCAGGATCGATTCTATAGTTACTATCTGCAACATGCGCATAGTGGAATTTTAAATTAGATCTACCTTCGTATGCTTTGTAATCAATTACCAAAGAAGTGTTATTCAATGCTTTGTTTAATTTTTTAAAAACTTTTTCTTCTAAAAGATAGAATATTTGTCCTTCTTCCCGTGAACTGTAAGGACCAATTGCTGCTTCGTTATTAATAATAAGAATAGTATTATTATCATTTGCAAAGTATCTATAGTTTTCTACATTATCTGATGTGTAATATCTTTCTTGGAAAATAATCTTGTCTTCATTTGCAACTGAAGTATTATCATAATCAACAATTTTGTCGAAAAGTTCTGGATCGTCAACAACACCATCGTCGTCACTGTCGAGATAATTGACAATAATTTTTTTAGTATCTACATAGCCTTCTACGTCTCTATAAGCATCTTGGATAGTCCAGTTAAAATCTCGATTATACGCACTTGTTAATCCAGGCTGAGTATTAATACTCAATACATTAATTTGATCTCTATAAGTTTTTCCTGTTTTAGTGTCATATACTTTGTCAGCACTATCAAAGAAGAATTTAATTTCTGTATCACTTTCAAAAACAAATCTTAAATTTCTATATGTTATTTCGTAAGTATCGCCGTCAGTTTTAAATCTAAGTAACCAACTAGCATCAAGATTTTGACCGCTAGTATCACCTGTTTTACCAACAGCAAAGTCATTTGTTGTATTAATGTCTTCTGCTAAGATTAAACTCCATTCTCTATCTCCGGTGTTATATCTTAAAGCAAAATCATTATATTCAAAAGTTTGGTCAATAATTTGTACTTTTAAGTCATTGTTAATTGTTCGATTAAACTTTGGAACTATTTCTTGTAGTATTGAATTTGTTGGTATGTAATCTGTTATAATTATGGCTCCAAAACCGTCATCATCGATATTAGTTCCATCATCTTGTACACTTACAATTTTAGACCAAATATATTCCTTTGTACCTTTTTTAGTTGCAGAGCCTAACTGTAATTCATTGTTAGAATCAAAATAGTAACCTGTAGGAGGTACGAATTTGACTAGCGCACCTTCTTCAATATATCTTAAACTATTACCTGTAAATGAACCAACTTGTACTAAAACGTCATCAATATCTTTTACATTACCTGTATAATAATTGTTTGCGCTAGTAGCCTCTTGCCATTTAACGTTTAGATCACTAATAATTGTACGAGGAAAATTATTAAGATAAAAGTTTCTTACGTAAGCACTTGTTATAATGCTTTCTACAGTATTATTAATAACCCCTTCAATGTCACTTTGTGTGTTAAAACTAAATTTAGTTTTTTCTTCAAATTCTTCTTTGTAAATGACTCCGTCTGTAGAGAACAAGTCAGTATTGCTATATTTTCCACTTGTATCTTTTAAATCAAAGTAACGACTTATTCCTGAACTAATTCTGTTTACACTTTTTGTTTTAACAATATCTTGACTTATTGCTAATGGCCCTATGTTATAGTCCTCACCAGTTATAAGTCTATTTTGTGTATAATAGGTTGCAGGTGCATTTGATTTAATTTCGTCATTAGTTTCACTTGGAGATGAATTAGCAACTGTGTATCTTAATTCAAGTCCTATTGTAAGGGTTTCTAGTGTTCCGTTTCTTGATTGGTAAGGAACATCTATATTAATTCTTTGCATAGAGGTTGGTGAAATAACCATTCCTCTATTAGCACTAGTTCTATAATAGACTTTGAAATTCCCACTTGGTAACGATCCAAATACTCCGTCGCTAAACACTAGACCGATTCTGTCTCCTATTCTAGTATTAACAGCAAATACATTTGTAATTCCTTGGAAAAGATTATTATAAATGATATTGTTGCCTTCAACGCTGTCTATTTTTGTCCAAGGTATTGTTTCAATTCCAACACTGTCAACACTATATAACCAAACGTCTGTATCATTAATATTTTCAGAGTCAATTGTAACTGCTTGATTGGGTGTTGGATTTGTAATTGAAAAGGTTCCTTCTTCAAGTTTACCTTGACGGAAGTGCATAAAAAATCCTGTATTTGCACTTGCAGCACCTTGTCCATCATCTCTAAATAAAAATGCTGGACTTATACCTGGAAGTGGTGCTTCTTCAACTAATGCATCATTTTGTATGTCTACACTTACCACTTCAAAACGTGTGCTTTTTCCTTCGATACGCTTAGTAAAAGGATAAATTGCTTGCTTTGTATTAGTTCCGTTTATTCTATACTTTTGTGTTACAACATCTGCTATAGTTGCTTGTTTTAAAGGATTACCTATAGTGTTTTGTACAGGTAGAGCTGAATTCAATATTTTGATAAATTGTTCAAAATAGTTACTGTTTGTCTGGTCATTCCATTTAACTGTTGTAGTTGCTAGATTAAGACCATTTGAATCGTATATGTTTTCTGTAGTTTTAACTGTTGTAATTTTTAGTAAGCCGTTTGCACACTGATTACGTCTTGGGTTATAAGCAAGCATACGTGCCAAACGTAAAATGCTTTCTCTACGCTCGGCTGTTTCAAGGAAATTTTCTCTTGCATTAAGATCAATACGGAAGGAAAGGTTTTGGCCTAAAAAGGCAATCATATCAATTAGCGCAAGGAATTCGCTTGATTCAATATAATCGTTAAAATCTTCTGGATAATTTTGACGTAGATAGTTGATCATTGTTCGACGCAAATTGTCGAAATCATAACTTTCAAAATCTACATTACGAAAGGACTGATAAATTCGTTTCCAGTCCTCTGCTACTAATAATCTTGACTGTCTATCTGTAGATGACATGGCATTTCCTTCTGTACTATGATATTTATCTGCTGCATTAACCTAGCATTTAATTTAAACCAATATTTTGGTCAAACTTAAATTTTAGTGTTTCGGAAATATTGTAATTTATAAAAGTAACGGTTACTTGTACTTGTATACCATGTTCAAAAGTATCTACAATGACTTCACTAGCCTGTAGTCTAGGATCGTAATTAACAATTGAAGTTACGTTGTTAATTATTGAAGTTCGTATGTCGTCTGTAAAAGGTTCCCACAATAAATCCCATATAATGCACCCAAATGTTGGATCACTTAATTTTTCCCCTTGACGTATATGGAAGTGATTTAGAAGATCTTGTTTAACTAATTCAAAGTCGTACAAAGACCAATCGTTAGTTTCTTGGGCAACCGTAGAAAAGCCTCTGTAAGCACGGCCTGTACTTTCAGTTTTAGGCTTTGCCGGAACATTTACCCTTTTATATAACTGTTTTTCTAATTCGCTCATACTGTATTTAACCTACTGTTGGAGTGGTGTCATCCACTACTTGTCCTTGTGCGAGGACTGGGCGGTCCTGTGCTTCAGTGTATTGTGCAAGATAGCGAAGTGCGTCTGCTTTTTCATTTCTAAATCTGTTAACTACGCTTGCTCTTACACTTGGTGTACTTCTGCCAAAGTATGCATTACCATTATCTCTACCTCTTTCATTATACACTGCTTCAATAAGTGCAGCATCGCTAGGATTTTGTGTGCCAAGTGTTTGGAATGCTCTTTCAAATATTTTTGCTGCTCCGCCTGCCCCATGCTGAACACTTGTACTCCAAATAACATCACCTACTATCGGCGATCTTGTACTTAGATCAACACCAGTTCTATTTCTAATTGATCTTACGCCGCCGCCATAATACTTGCTTGCAATGTATTCATGCTGAGATTCAGCAGCGCCAGCGTCTGTCATAACAGTTTGCCATGTTTGCTTAAATGTATCACTGCCATTCCTTGCAGCAGAGTCTCCGCCGGCTCTTGTAAGTGCTTCATAAACTGCTGGAGCATTTGATTGTGCCCAACCAATATATTCTCCCATTGCACCTGTATTTGCAGCAAGTTGGTATTGTCCGTAACTCCAGCCGCCTGTGCTGTCCCAACCAATTGCAAGCGGGCCATCTCTTCCTGATTCGTATGCTGCTGACAATGTTCCTAGACGATAGTTTCCATCTTCTGGAATTTGTACATTTGAATTATAGTCTCTTCTAGGTACTTGTCCTGTACCAGTTCCAGAACCTCCAGCACGACTATCAACATTTCCGGAATTTATGCCGCCTCCTGAGCCTTGAACGTAAACGCTACAAACTCTAGATGCTTTGTTTTTAGCAAATGTATCTGGAGTTATAATAATATCAGATGCAGGAAGTCCTCCTGGGGCTTCTCTATCAGTTTCAGGCTTTTTATATGCTAATGGATTCATGTTTTCATGATGCGGCCAAGGTTCGTGTTGCGGAGCTCTTGTTAGTATACTTTCGTATGTAACTGGAATTGTGCTACCTGGAAAAACATAAGGCAATGTTACTGTAGGTAACGGAATAACTTCTAATGCAGGTGCTGCTGGTGCTGCGGCAGGGCCATTCATATGAATAAATGTTGCAGTTTCTCTGTGTTCTCTTGCACTCTTAATATGAGTAGACCCTTCAGTTGTAAACCTATTATCTTCGCCACTTTGTAAATGGAAAAATCTATCATTATCAATATAATGATCTCTTAGAATATATTCATGCTTGTCTCTTTTAACCCAAATTTTATAATCTTCTTCATAAACTTTTAAATTATAGTTCCATTGGGTTTCAAATTGCATTCTGCCACTTTCTAGACCACGTGCATCAAATTTAGCACCTTTGCTATAACGTGCAGTTGCTTTCATATTAATATTACGTCCTGCTTCAATGTTAACATCACGTTCTGCTGTAATGTTTAAATCATTTTCAGTCATTATGCTAATACTGTCTTGAGCATGTATATCAATTTTTCCATCACTTGTTAATTCAACCCATGCTGTTCCTCTAGCATTTCCGATATAGATTAAATCTTCCGAATTATGTAGTAATATTTGATGTCCGGTTCTAGTTCTAAGGCGTAGCAATTCATTTTGAGGAATTGTTTCGTCGCCACCTGCTTCTCCGGCTTCTTTGTTAACATAAATTGGTGGACCATTTTCTGCTTGTTCTTTTCTTATAAAGTTGGAATCACCGTCATCCATAACAAAACTATGTCCGCCTAGTCTGTTATAAGGTACATCTATTTTTTCTGGGTTTGCACCAATTTCATATCTAGGGGCATTTGCACGTCTATCTCTTGAACCCGGAGTACTAATGCCAAAAACAGCACTTGGTGCTTCTCGTCTAGCACTTGATGTTGTAGTTCCTCTTACTTCATCTTGTAATAACCCTTGGTTTTCTAAAACGTTTGTAAAATCTTTGTTATAAGGTTTATTAAATAATGTTGGGTCAACAGTCTGTCCTGTTTCAATTTTTTTATTGTATTCGCCAACTGGAAGTTTTCCAGGAACAGGTGGATTTGTTACACGTTCTGTTGATGCTTGTCCAGCTCCTGGAACCATAAAATTCATGTAATCTTCTGGGATACATCCAATCCAATATCCCATGTTTAAATCGCCTTCAGCAAATATTACAAGAACTCTTGTACCAATATCTGGTGGTACCATCCACATTCCGTAACTTTTTTGTGTATACTGAAATCCTTCATTTTCTGTTAAACCTTTGTTAGGAGTAACACCATAAAATGGCATCAAATAACGAACGTTTGCTAACTGACCTGTTCTTTCAGGTGTAGAACCAGAACCAGTATATTTTAAAATTTCAACTTCTAAGCCACCCATGAATTTTCTGTCAAGGTGGTTAATTACAATGGCTTCATACGGGCCAGAGTCTTTTAATTGCGTAGTCCTTGAAGGAGTTCTAGTATAATTTCCTGTTGTCGATGCCATTATTTTTCCTATATATTAATAGTTATAGATTAACTAAAATTCCCTTACTCTTTGCGGTATTTGTCTGTTTGAACCTGGTGGAGTTGTTCTAGATGCTCGTGCATCATCGGTTCGATCAACTGTTCGTTGTATATAACCCCTATGAACAGCATATGCACGTTCAGCCGGCGTTAGTGATGCGTTTGCTCTGCCGCCGCCGAGATCGTCGTTAAATGATCTTAATCTTTCAACATTTTCTGCATCTTGTTGTGTCCATGCTGTTCCATCGGCTGCGCCTGCTCTTGCTTGTCTTAAAATAGCATCATCATATGTACCTTGGCTTGTATCATTAGGAGTAACATTAGGAGGTGCAGGTCTTGCTTCTGATTGATTAGGAGAAAACCCAGGTGATCCGACTGTACTGCCCGGAGGTCCGCCTATAGTTCCTCCCGTGCCCGAAGCAATACCGTCTCTAACAATAATTCCTGTGTTCCAGTCGTAACGATCATCGTATAAGTCGATAGGTGTGTATGCATAAACAGAACTGTTCCCTCCAAATGTTTCTCTGTTTAATGATTCAGGTGGAGAAATAGGACCACTATAACCAGTTGTTATTGAGCTAGGATAAGCTCTTTGGCCGTTTAATGTTTGTCCGTAACTATCTCTTGGTTGGCCGCCTGCTGCTGCAAGTGCTGCATTAACACTTTCTTGTACGCTATTAATACTATCTGCGGTTCCGCTAATCGCATCTTCAACTGCTTGCATTGTTTCAGGCAACGGAACATCGGTAGGTATTGCTGCCGCAGGAGGTATTAAATTTCTGGCTTCAAGAAATGCTCTGCGAGCTGCTTCTGGAATTTGTTGAATTTCTTCCTCTGTTAATTGTGGCCATATATTATCTTTGCCAATAAATCCTTCTCTAGAATTATCATACCTAGGAATTGCCCTTAGTGTTTCGCTAACTTTTGCTAAAGGATCAAAATTTATACTAGGTCTTCTAAACCCTCTTCTAACATCATCTTCAGGTCCTGCATCTAAAGGTTGATTAGCCATTCATAACTCCTTATTAACACGCTGGCGTTCTCGGTGCAGCAGCTCTTGCTGCTACTGAACTAGCCTGATATTGGTTTGTTGTGTCACCGGCAACTGGTGCAGGAGGTGCTCCAGAGCCGCCAAATGCATCAAGTGATTCTGATCTAGTGTTTATGGTAAACCCGCCGCTGGTTCCTTGTGCTACTGCATATGTAAATCCTGGGTTTGCTTGTTGATAAGCTCTTGCTGCTGAAACTGCTTGATCAATTGACCCAAATCTTCTTCCAGTTGGATTCGGAACAACTACTGCTGCTGGAACTTCTACAATTCCGTAACCTGCATTTGGTGTAGTCGCTACGCCAGCAATACCCGGATTTGATGCAACTGGTGGTCCTTCTTGGTTTCCTGTAACAGGTGCTTTTTCTGCGGCATTATCTCCTAACGAAGTTTCACTATTTTCTTGTATAGGACCAGTATTATTAGTTGTTCCTGGATCGTCTTGTCCTCTACGTCTTATCATTTTAAGGGTCTGCGTAAACTTTCCTCTACTAAAATTATTTGTTACTGCCCATACACTAAACAATCCGCTAAATTGTGGAACAGTTTTAGGAAATTCCATACTTGCTCCGTCAATTTGATAATCAAAAGGTGTTTTAAAGTTTACTACACAAAATACTTCCGAATTTTGGTATGTCATTGTTCCTTCTTCTGTTGCATTTGGTGATGATCCAGATCTTGTTGGAACAAAATTGCCCATTTCTTGTGGAATAAAAAACGGATCTCCTAGAATTTGCATTTCTGCTGTAACCATATCTGTAACTTGGTTAGTAATTCTGTCATGAAACATTTCTGCAATTCTTCGTCTAATGTCTCCAGACCGTGTAGCATTGCCGCTAGTAGAACTAGTTCTAGTTTGTTCTTGGACACTACCTGTAACAGACTTTCTTTCATTAGTACCTGCCTGCTGATTCATAGAAGAACTAGTGTTCATATCAGTATCATTTACTGTTTTGTCAGCACTTGGGGCAACTTGAGTTCCGCCAGTGTTTTGTCCAAAGTTTGAAAATGCAGTTTGTAAAAATGCGTTATTAAAAGAAATATCAAATTCTAATACATCTTCGTTTCGTCCTGTATAGATATAGTTGTATTCTTTTGCGGCAGCCGCTTTTAAACCTTCGGTATTTGCGGGCCTTTCATTAGGAGCGTTAAATTTTGCCTCATCTGCATCATAAGGAATGACACTGTATACATAAACACGGGGTGGTCTACCTACTTGTTGTTCTGTTTCTGTATTGTCTTCAATAAAAGTATAGGTATCAATTTTAAACCATCTTCGAATTCCATTTGCGCCCGGCTCAGTAGATCTAGTTCTAGCAAAATCGCTGTTTAATACCATTCTTTCAATTACTTCGGTAATTGTCATACCTTGGTTAAACTGATAATCTCTTGATTTGTCTGCAGGAGCCAGCCCTGCAGAATCTCTATTTGGAGATCCTCTTAACCCATCGTCAAGATATGAATTTGGTTGAGAACCGTGTGCCTGATTGCCTCCTTCAGAAAAACTGTCAACAAGAGTACTTAAACCAATTTCGTTCATTGCACCTGTATCTTCTGCAAAAGTTTTTAATATTCCGTACATTCTTCCCGCAGATCTAACAGTTGCAGCGATTGTTTCTTCAGATCTTCTTCTAACATCTGCATCAAAATCAGGATGCGGTTGAGGCGGAGCGTTAGTACCTATTCTATCTTGTATTGCTTGCACTCCGTCGTCTATGAGTGCGTCAGGATTTATATTTCCTCGTTGAATATAGGCTGAAAATTCTTCTCTACTTCTTGGAAAAACAATTACATATCTATCAAAAGGTGCAACTGCTCCTGCATTTTCTAATTGTCCAATTCTGTCGTTCATAATACTAGTAACACTTCTAGAAGCAGTTTCTAACACTGTGTGAACAAAATCTCCGTTTGCATTTATTGGTGTTTTTATTTCATTAATATCGTCGCCGAGTCCTGTTTCACTCATAGGAACTGCTTGTGCTTGATAAATGGATCCTTTTCCGTCTACATTAAAATCTAACTTAGTTAATTTAATTGGAATGAAAATTGGTTTAGGCATGTGTGGAGACGGATTATCTGCTGTTACTCCGTATTCATCCCAACCTACAAAATCAATTCTTAAGCAAAATGGTGCATCCAAATAGTTGGCAAACCCAGAGGTTGCCGCGGCACCAATAATTGCTTCAATAAAATTCCCCATTGAATGTGGTTCATTGACAGTAAATTTTAATGTT